CTGCGGTATTAATTTTGTTTTAGGTTGAGATGTGGCAGGTTTCTTAAAGAAGCCGGATGGATCACCTGTTACCAGTAAATCCGCGTACTTCTGTGTACCTTCAATAAAAGCCGCTAGAGATCCGGCTGCAAAATCTAAAGGTGCAGTGATTGTCTTAATTAGCTTCGCGGTTTCGCGTGTAAACCGGGCAGTGTTATTGGCAGCCTCAGCCATTGAGTCTGCAAGATCCTGGGTAGTTTTATCTCCTGATAAGATTTTTAAAGCATCAATGAGGCCTTTGCCGATAACCTCTTTAGCCTGTGTAGCGTTTTCTGCAAGTACAAGCATCTGCCCGGAAAATGTTCCAGCCGCCGCTGCCGCTGATCCTTCCATGCGCTTGTCAATTAAAGTCAAAATTTCATCAAAGGATTTAGATTGCAGCTCTGCCTTTGTCAATCCTGTGTTGTATTGATTAAGCGCCTTGCGATTACCCAGGTAAGCCTGGCTCAATCCCTTAGCGGTTTCTGTAATGCTAATGCCTGTATCGGCTGAAATGTTCAGCGCGGTATTCATTAGTTCTTGTGACTTAGTAACCGAGCCTGTTGCACTAAGCAGGGATTGCATAGCAGGTACGGCTTCGCCACCTGTTACGCCGTAAAGCCTGCCAATCTCTTTTATGTAATTTGTAATAGCAGGGCTGGCAAAGGATAAGCCTAAATTCTTTAAACTGTTATTAAGCAGTACTGCCTCACGCTGAGAGTTAGAGAAGGCCCTCACCGATGCTTTACCAAATTGGACTACCTGTTGGACAGAGAAAGCAATACCAACGGCAGCGCCTAGTTTGTTAAGAGTCTTTGTAAAGCCGTTAATATCTTTACGAGCAGAGGTTAAGCCTTTACCAACATACTCAGATATTACGTTAAATTTAAGATTAGGTAGCACTGCCATCATGCGGCCAATACATAAGAGGATTTATTAAATGAAGTGCCAGCATTAAAGGCTGCGATGTTTTTGCTTACAGCTTTAATCACTGCATCTTGTATCTTGCCCTGCGACTCATAGCCTGCTCTATAGATCATGCGGCCTTTTTCTTTTTCACCGTATAGAGGGCCCATCCGGCTAACAAAGTGTTTACCGGCGCCTGGGTTATTTGATCTATATTTTTTCTTAGACGGCACCTTTGCGCGCCCGGCTGTTTCATAAATGGCACCGGCAGCCGAAGCGTTGTAGATGTAGTACAAAGCTCTAAAGCCTTGTTTGTTTCGCTTACTAGGAGCCTGTGAATACTTAATCCCTTTTACCACCGTGGCATGGTCATACAAAGGGAATAGCCTTACTCTGCCCTCTGTGTTAAAAGTTCTGAACATAGAGTTACGAGCTGTAATAGTTTTACCTGGGCTATCTTCAGCCCAGTTATAAAGATTGTCAGGCTGAGGGCTAGGAGCATAAGCGCGAGCCTTATCCCGCAGGGGAATCATAATCCCACGGATCTCTGTATTCATTTGAGCCAATAGGTCAGGATCAAAACGCCTCATAGCCTTAATGGTGTCGAGTACGCCGCTGACCTCTACTGGCATTTTGCGCTTCCTTTGCTCGATCGTTTAATACAGCTAATAAGTTTCTAAACATCTCTATATCTAAATCCAACAAATACTGGGGCGGGATGTGGGTTTCAATAGCTAATTGAGCTACCAAATATCCGAAACTTCCCCGCCCCACTATTGCGAAGGGAGATCATCCATAACTTCGACCTTACTCAATCCATCTAAGAATTCAGGGCCGAAAACAGGAACAGTTTCTCCGCTTGCGCGAAGGCACTCATGAGAAAGCCAATAGAGATGAGTCTGCATTTCTTCATCCCTAAAACATTTCATAAATCCTTTTTTAGCGTAAAGCTCAAAGGCGTACTCGATACGCGGTGTAATTTGGTGTTCACTTACACTGCCATCGGCCCTTGTTATTTTGAGTCTTGCCATTGTTTGCCCCTTTGTTTTTTATCAGCTAGTTGTGATTACGATTGGTGAGTTACAAGTAAATGTAATTGACTGTGTAGCAATATCGCCAACAGCGCCGTTAATATCAGTGGTGTTGTTCACCAAGATAGTTGTCGAAAATAATGGGTTTGTTGCTGAAGTTGCAGCGCTTGTAGCCTTTAATGTAAGTGGCACTGTTGTACCCCATGCAGCTTGAAGAGTTGCGTTTACATTTGCGGCCGCTGTATCGCTAAAGAAGTCAAGTGAAATTGTGCTAGCTTCCAAACCTTTTACAAATTTGTGTGCGGAATCTCCAAAACTTGTGACCTCAAGTTCGTCAAATGTTCTATTGATTGTGGCACTTGAGCAGTGATCGCTGAGCGCGATACTATTGAGAGTCACCACAACGTTATTATTTAAATATATTGCCAATTTTTATTCCTCTGTTTTCTCGATAGGTGCGGCTGGTGCTTTCGTTTCTTTCTTCGGTGCTTCAGTTATCTGACCAACTTTGATCAGAAAAGCTATATCTTCTTCGGTATATGACATGTCAGCTCCAAGTGGTAAGTGTTGAGATTGTAAGTTCGGACTGCAATAAATCACCGCTGGCTACACTTAAAATGCTGGGTGCGCTAACAGAGGTAACATTAAATGTGATAGATGATGCTGCTAGTTTGTTAAAGACTGCAACTATGTAATCTTCTATGCCGGCTAAATTGCCATTGTTATCAAACATCGCCACCACCATAATCACCTTAAAAGATGCCAGGGGAGCGATGGTGTTGTAAGAGTTATTACTTGGCACAAGGTAAGGATCAGCGGGAACAATGATCACACTGTTAGCTAATATATTGCTTGGCGGATAACTAAAGACTGACCACACACCCACGTTTGTAAGGGCTGTAGCTAGTGTGCCGCGAAGGGTAGTAAGTGCCGTTGCCATTAGCCGACCATCGCCGAAGGGCTAAGCCAGGGTGCAAGGAGCCCCCGGATTGATGCCATGAGTGTGTTCGACATTTTAAATGGCGATGGACTGTATCCATCCACGCTAGTGCCGCCGTTTTGTGTACTAAAGCGAGAAGTCCATATATTTTCAGCGAGCATAAGAGCTGCGGCATTAATAGCTGGAGTATTAGCGTAAGTGACTGTTTTAGTATCGTCACCTAAGGCTCTGCCGTAAGGAAACACTTTTCTAAAATTAGTATTTGCCGCAGTTTTACTATATTGAATAAGGCTTAAGCCGTTAGGGTATTGGCTCATAAGTTGGTAGTAATAAGTCGTATTAAGGCTTGTGGTGGTGCCAGTAGTCCAGGGGATTGTGCCGGTAATTGTGTACGTGCCGTTATATGTGGCACCCGCCCCGCTAATTGTGACTGATTCTCCTACTGTAAAAATCCCAGGATTAGCGACTACAACGCTTGCAACATTAGATGTCAATGAAGTAGCTACAACAGGAGCAGAGTCAAACCACAAAAAGCCATTGATTAAATCTTCGGCTGTTTGGCAAGTATCTTCAATCCATGTGTAAGAGTCATACAAAGTACCAACACCTAATGATGCTTTAAGTGTTGCGGCTGTTACGTATGAGGCTGGCACTGTGGATCCTTTCAACTAGGTTGGTGGGGCAAAGGGCTAATGCCCCACCAACTATTTAGTGTGTGATATTAGGTAAAGTTGTAACGGATAATTCCCTTAGGCATTTTTGCAATAGTTGCCATATAACCGTAAATTGCAACCTGTACTTGCAAATTAGATACAACATTTACAGACATGTAAGCCTGAGGTGATTGGTAAACAGTGAAAGCCTCAGGTGCAAGAATAATTGCTGAATCATCTACTGTTGTAGTAGCTGCAAAGTTCTTATCTACATAGAGATCTAATCCAAGAACATTTCCACGGATACTGTTACTGAAAACATTTCCCGCATTATTCATCGGATTTGATGCAGTATAAATTGGGCGACCAGTGGTATCTGAAGCGCCGAGAAGTAGCTGCCATTGTGATCCATTAGCGATGTAATTATTAGCGAAGTAACCTGTTGCCTCATAAACAAGGCGTGCAGCTTCTGATGTAAAGCCAATAATGCCTGCTGATGTAGCAGCTTGTGCAGTTGTAGCAACTGTTCCCGCTGTTACTAGAGCCGCATTTACTGTTGTATCAATAGTTTTTAGGTAAGCGTTTTGTAGCTGATTAGTAAGCTCACTAAAGAAGTTACCATCACCATATCCGCGCTCTAATAATTCGATGCTAATAGTATTCATACCTGAATACTTAGATACGGTTCCACTGAGATATTCAGTAACCATGCCTGTATTTGCTACAGCTCCAGCTTCGGCTTCAACTGTTACAACTGGTGCAACACCTGACTGGCCACCAGCGGAGGTAACAAGTGACGGTACATTTATAGTCATACCATTTGCAGGCAAAATTCCACGGCTGCACGCATCTATGCTCGGGGTTCCAAACCGTGTATTTGTTGGGAACTCTGATAGATATTGAGTTGGGTTAAAGCCTGGGTTAGTGCTAAAAGAATCGTCTGCGGCTGTTACATACAAACGAGAATCATCATTACCTAGAGCTGCTTTAATCTTGTGTTCTGTGTAGCTTCCCATGTTTACGATAGGTGTACGTACTCTTTGGCTATCTAAAACAGATGGGCGGATAATTTTACGAGCTGCCTCTACTACAGGTGCAGCTGTTTCTTCGGCCGCTGTTGCGGCTTCAGGTGCGGATTGATCAGGTGCTGTAGTCACAGCGGCCTCGCTTTCGGTTTCGGTTTCGGTTTCGGTTTCGGTTGTTGTTGTATTTATTACTGTGTTAGTTGTTATTACTTTCGTACTCATTGAAGCTGCCTCTACTTCTGACAAATCTTCTTGAGCTGAAATTTTTTGCACGGCAGCCGATTGGAAAGCCGCTGCTTCGACCAGGCTGACCTCACGTAAAACGGCTGCCGTCACCAGGAGATAGTCTTTTTGAGGCTTTGATGCTGTTACTTCAACACCAACGGATAAGCCATCCATTAACTGTTCCTGGGCTAGCAAAATCGCATCTGAGCCCCTGCTTGATTGACTTACTTTAAAACTCGCGTACAAACCACTGTCATCTGAGGACATGGATTGCATACGCCCTACAGGTTTTGAACTGTCATGTGACATGAGCAATTTTATTTTGCTTGGCTCTGCCGCAGTAATTGAATTAGGTGCGAATACAACTTTACCGGCGCTTGTAAAACCAATCTCACCGTAAGGTGCAATCTTGCCTGAGATAGTGCGGCGATCACCGCTATCTACAGCTTCAATGTTTCCGCTAAAGGTTAATATCATTGACTTCATCTCCTGTTGAGTTAGGTGCTAACTGTTCATCTGCTATTGCTTGTTCCTGTGTAATTAAACCAAGTTGTAACATTTTTTCTATCGCTGCAAGACGTGTCATAGTGTCTGCACGTAAGAAAGTTTCATCTAACGCGAAGCGCACAACATTTCCATGTTTTGTAATGTCATCCATGCTGAGGCGATTTTCAACGCAAGAAATAAAAGGTTGCAGAGAATACGCAACGAACTCTTTCCGGCCATCCAATATATTTTGATAGGTCATGCTGTTATTCATATCTGCGCTGATCATGTAGCTTGGACAATTCATTAATCTGCTAATTTCGGTCGCGAGGTATTGGCTGCTTTCGTTGTAAGTCATTTCTTTAGGGGAGAAACCGATATTTTCTACAGATAAAGTTGAAGTGAGATAGGCAGTTGATCGCGAACTTCTTGCGGCTTTCCATGCTGCTAAAATTCCTTGCACTTGTGCCTCAGGCAAATCCGCACCATTATTTTTCAACACAGAGGTAGCCATCGGTGTGGCGGCTGCTACCGCAGCGGCTTTTTGAATATCTAAAGCTGCTTGTATTGTTCGCGCACCTGTAGCTAATACACCTGGTAACAAAGATTGAAATGTAACAAGTGAACCAATACCGGACATCGGAGCAGGCTCACCATTGATTGTGTAATACTCGACTTCTTGACCGAACTTATCAGTAGTAACTGTTACGCGATTGTTAGGAACAAACTCAAACGAACTAGGGCGGCCATCATCAAAATATACAGATTTTACTTTTAGATACCCGGTGCCATAAAAAAGTAACGCATCAATTAAGTAACTCAGAGTAACGCTGCGAGGTTGTCTTTCATCAAACTGTTCTAGCCACAATGGACTTTCTAATTTTTTACCAGTTTTTTTATTATACAATCCGAGATCAATACTGGAAATAACTCCACAAATTAAATTGCGGCAGCGACTTACTGAACTGACTTGCAAAGCCGTCATGCGATCCATGATGCCTGCGCCGTAACCTGAACCCCAGCCGGTGTTATAGCTGTAAGGCCCGATACCGTAGCCACCATCCATAACGGCAGGGGCGTACTGTGCCTCTACGGCATTTTCTTTAGATCGCAGGCCTAGAGTTTGCAGTAATCCCATGAGAGAAGTTTTCAGGTTTGTCAAGCATATTTCAGTTATCTCTCGGCGTGTCTAAAGTCTTTATTGAGGGTTTTATGCGTGTGGTGTGTCTGTATTGACAATGTATTGACAAGGTGTATTCTTGAGCTACAACCAACGAAAGGGCTGAAAATGACTACAACGCTAGAAGCTTTTGATCACGCTTTGTTAGGCGATCTCGATGACATGATTCAACGTTTATCAAATGCAGGTTTTCCACAGGCTGTAGAAGCTGTGCATAACATCTATCTACAGATTGAAATGACTCACCGCACTAATCAAGCTAAATCTAAGGGGCTTTAATTATGAAAAAAGTAAAAGTGGATTTATATCTCAATGACGTGTACTTCGAGCATCTATGG